TCAACTGGCTTGCTGCTATTAAAGAGAGCGCAGATGCACCAGAGCCTGAGCGTGATCAGAGTTACTGCAAATCCTATTGCAAGTACTTTGATGAGAGTGGCGAGATGGGATGCGTTGGTATAAAAAAAGAACGTATCAAAGAGGGTGAGATATTCATAGACAACCCAGAGGTTGACACATCCGCTTTGAAATATTTACAACTTGATGCAAAGATAAAGGAACTGTCTAATGAAAGAGATTCATTAAAGACAGCGTTAGAAGGATTTACTGGTCAGACTAACAGTGGTGTATCCATTACTTGGAGCACCATTAGTGGTAGAGAATCAGTAGATGCCGAAGAGGTTGAGAAACTTCTCGGCTTTGTACCAAAAAAACAGGGACAGGAATCAATAAGATTATCTGTCAAACATACTGGAGGTAAGTAATGGCTGCACCGGAAAGCACTAAGTTCCAGATTAACTATAAGTTATCTGATGGAACTCTAGTAAATCTTTATGCAACAAGTCAGGCTGAACTAGAGACATCTCTAACTTCAATAGCTGACCTAGCAACACTAGTAACAACTACTGGTACCACATTAGGTACAACTCCACAATCAAATGGTGGATCAATCGCCTATGCTAAGAAAGCATTAGGCGCAACAACTGTCTCTGCAACAGATGCAACTGCACCTGATTGTAAGCACGGTTCAATGGCGTTTCGTTCAGGCGTAGGACAGAAGGGTCCTTGGAAAGGTTGGATGTGCGCTGCACCTAAGGGTGCCACAGACAAGTGCGATACCGTCTGGATTAGATAAGTTATGCGGGTTCCCTGGAACTATGAGAACCCAGCTTGTGCCGAAGTGGGTGTGGAGTTTTTCTTTCCTGAAGTAGAGGATGGAGATAGAGTCCACACTCAACAGGCTATAAACGTTTGCAAGATTTGTCCCCACCTTGCAGAGTGTGCAGAATGGGGAATCAACAAGGAACGGTTTGGCACTTGGGGTGGTATCACCGCAGCCAAAAGAAAATATATCAGAAGGCAAAGAGGAATAGTTCTACCGAGAGAGGAATACGTTGCTAAATCTTACTAGGGCGTGGCGTGGTAGCAATACCAATGCAACACCACTACCTGACGTATGGAAAGATCTTGCTAAGAAGCAGATCAAGTTCCGTAGAGGTCAGGTATGTATGGTTGCTGCTGCACCTAATGCTGGTAAGAGTATGTTTGCTCTTATCTATGCAGTTAAAGCAAAGGTTCCAACCTTGTTTTTCTCAGCCGATACTGATACACCAACTGTGATGATGAGAGCAGCCTCTCACCTATCAGGACACAGTCAACTACTGGTGGAAGCTAATCTAAATAATAGCCGTCACTATTACGATAAGTATCTTTCCGATATGGAGAACATACAGTTTGTCTTTGACTCATCACCATCACTAGATGATATTGAGTTAGAGGTTAAGGCTTATGTTGAACTGTATGGAATACCACCAGAGTTGATTGTTATAGATAACCTGATGAATGTGGTTGCCGAGTCAGATAATGAATGGGCAGGTCTGCGAGCTATTATGGTGGAGTTCCACGATATGGCTCGCAAGACTGAAGCCTGTGTGATGGTACTACACCACGTCTCTGAGCAATCAGAGTATGGCAAGACCACATTACCGCCTGCTCGTAGGGCTATTCACGGTAAGGTATCTCAACTACCAGCACTGATACTTACTTTAGGTTTTGATCCATTAAATAATATACTTAAAGTAGCAGCAGTTAAGAACAGGTTTGGTCCACATACAGCAGATGGTTCAGACCATACTGGTTTGTTTGTTAACTATAGTGTCTGTCAGATATCTGATGCTGATGCACTAGGTCAGATGTATAGAAGGGATGCTGGTCTAAATGTCAGCCAAGTATAACAAGACTAAAGGTGCTCAGTTTGAGGTTGATGCAATGAAATGGTTTAGAAAGATGGGCGCAGTAGCTGAACGCTTGCGCTTATCAGGAGCAGAGGATGAGGGAGATCTAGTAGTTATGGTTGCCGGTGAAACCTACATCTTTGAGTTAAAGAATACTAAGACTTTAAATCTAAAGGAGTTCTGGGATGAAGCGCAAACAGAGGCTACTAATTATGCTAAGCATCGTGGTATTGATAGGCCTTTTTCTTATGTACTATTCAAAAGAAGGAACGCAGGAATAGATAAGGCTTGGGTAATACAGGATCTAACACAGTGGTTGGAGGATAAGAAATGATTTGCCTAACTTGTAGGTCAGCAGGGCAGGAAAATCTCAAAGACAATTACAATAGGTCTGAGGTTCTACATAAAGAATGTAAAGGAGACTGCGCTTGTCAACACAAGACTGGTCCAGGGTGGGTAAAAAGAGAAGGTATAAAGGTCCCACTGATGCAAACGCAATCTCCATAAGTGTAATAGTTTCACACTATGGCGGTGAGGTAAGAGAAGGTAGAGCTTGTTCTGTTAGATGTGTACTACACAATGACAGCAGAAGGAGTGCGGTAATCAATACAAAGGACAATTTGTATTACTGCCACACTTGCGGTAAAGGTGGCAACGCAGTAAACATTGTTATTATTAAAGAGAATATGGGGTTTAAGGATGCTCTCAACCGTGCAGTTGAAATCCTCGCTGGAAGCGGCACTGCAATACAGCAAGGATCTAAACGAGGAAGCAATAAAGTTTCTCGCAGATCGTGGGATCTCTGAGGAGATAGCACGGCGGTACCACCTTGGTACCATTATGCAACCTTTTGCAACCCACGAGAACTATCAGGGTTGGTTATCTATACCTTACCTAACTGCAATGGGACACTGTGTTGGCTTTAAGTTTAGAAGATTAGATGAGGGCAAGCCTAAGTATGGAGCACCACTAGGGCAGAAGGGCCATCTCTATAATGTCAGCGATATTATTATTAGTAGTGAGTACATAGCAATCTGTGAGGGTGAGCTAGATACTATTGTTGCATCTGCAATCCTAGGTATACCGGCAGTTGGAGTGCCAGGAGTACAGGCTTGGAAACCCCACTTTACAAGGATGTTTTCAGGGTATGGCAGGGTTTATATTGTTGGTGATAATGATGTTAAAGAGGATGGTTCTAATCCAGGAGCAGAGTTTTCAAGGATGGTAGCGCAGGAGGTGAGCAACTCTACTATCGTGTCGCTACCTGCTGGAATGGACCTCAATGATTTATACTTAGCAAAGGGTATAGATGAGACAAAACGGACAATAGGGGTGCCAAATGTATGAAGAACTCAGACCTGACGGTACTAGCAGAATGGTTGGCAGCCTTGGGGATTTATATCATCAAGATCAATCACGAGAAGAACACAATAGAGATCGCACCACCACCAACACGAGAGTAGATGATGAGTTCATTACTGATATGTGGCGTGTTATGGATGCTGCTGGTAATTTACTTATTGCAAAGCACCACGATTACGGTCCGTTAAATATAGCAAGATCTCCTGGCGGTCCGATCAACGGACTAAGAGTTCGTATGTGGGACAAGGTTGCTCGCATTAATAATCTAGTAGATAGCAATGTTAATCCTAGTAATGAATCATTACGGGATTCCTTTATGGATCTACTTAACTACTCAGCTATTGCAATTATGGTACTAGATGGTAAGTGGCCTGAGGTTCCAACACTGGATTGTGAATGACACCAGAATTACATCCAACTCTATACGAGTTAGTTCCATCTGTATCTTATGTAATCTCTAGAAAGTTTAAGGGTTGGGTAGATCTAGCAGATATAAAGCAGGAGTGTTTTCTCTGGGCTATTGGTAGAGGGCAACAGTTTGTTGATCTATTAAATGAACCTGATGCTAACAAGCGTGAACAAAATGAAAGACGAATTGCATACCAGATGCAACGAATGGCTGAACGGTTTGCTCGTAAAGAGAAGGCTCGTAAGGCTGGGTATAAGACAACTGATGAAGCCTTCTATGACACAACAACTATCGCTCAGTTAATACCCTTTGTTATATCTTCAGTAGTAGATGGCACAGTATTAGAGCAAGCACAAGAGATGATCAACGATGGCACACCTCGTAAGCAGTCAACACCTGCTGAAGGTGGCAACCTACTAGCGATCCTAATAGATATTAAGAAGGCTTATCTAAAGCTAGAGCAAGAGGATAAGACCATACTACAGATGAGATACCACGATAGTTTTACTCTGCAACAGATAGCACAATACCTAGAGTGTGCTACATCTACAGCAGATCGCAGATGTATATCAGCCTTGCGTAGATTACAAGATAG